CCTATAGTTCCTATGTCAGTACCTAGGCCAAAGATAGCTCCCATGATCCCAGCTTTCTTAGCTTGTTTACCAGCATTTTTTAAATTACCAAATTCTATTAATCCTAAGTTTTGCATTAGCTCTTGATTAATTAATGCAATAGAAAATTCTTCAGATCCAACTCTTAATGATGCAATCTGAGCAGTAGCAGCAGAACCTTCCATTGGCATAATTCCACTTGCAGCAGCTTTGGCAATCATCTCAGATATACTCTCATTAGTTTCTTTTAAAACTTTTACACCTTGTTCTTTTGCCTCTATTTCTTTTGATTTGTATTTTAATAGAGCCTCATCAGCTTTAGCATCGTAGTATGCTTTTGTAGCCATACCTTGTTGGTATGTTGCATATGCTTTACCTACAGATGCTACTACAGCTACTATTGCCCAAGGGTTCATTGTCCTACACTCACTTTAAATTCAACTCCCAATAAAGTAAAAAACAAGGGTTGAGATTGGGAGAATGTCATCTGTCCTCGTCTGTCATAACCTAAAATTGGTTTTCTTCTTTTTAATCCAGTATAGAAATCACCAGCAGTAAAACTAAAATCACTTCCATTCAATGTTAAATTTTGTGTCAAGTACATATTTGCTGTTGCCTCTACTATTCTTTTTTTCTGTGCTAATACATTACCACTAGATAATTTTAATTCCACCGGTAAAGTTTTAATCTCTGTAGTAAAGTCTAATCCTATTTCTACATAAGATGTTGGGACACTATCTAAAGTGATTTGCCCGGAAGATACAGTCTTGTCAGATTGCATAAGATCATCAGCGATAACTTTTACAGTCTCACCTTCTAAATGATCTAAACCAGTTACAGTTGTTGTACCAGGTAAACTTGCACCAGTTAATAAAACATTACTGTCTGTTGTATTGTCATCATTAAATGCCTCTACATAATAAACAGTAGATCCATTAATGGTTCTTTTAACTACAAAATAAATTGTATCTACATCAACAGCTACATTTACAAATTCACCATCTACAGTAGATAAAGAAGGAGCAATAACATTCTGTCCTCTTAGAATAGAGTAAGTTGCTAAAGATCCATCACTCTCATTAACAATTAATAGCAAGTCCCCATCATCAGTCGAAGTTGCTTTTCGAAGGGCCATATCAGACGGGGACCTTAGCAAGTGAGAAGATAGTAATGAAATGTTATTAGAGATATAAGATAGTTCTACATCACTAAATAAAAATTCTCTTAGAGCTTTACCAGCTCTTTGTATAAATAAAGTTCCACTCTCAGCTCCTACGGGTTTAATTCCTTCTTTAGCTCCTCTTCTTGTTGCTGTACTAATAACAATATTGTTTGGAGTAATAGGATCCAATGCAGCTTGTGAAACGAAAAACTCACCACCCTTAGTAAAGATCTGTAAGTCTCTACCAGCAAACATTCCAGTAATAGCATTAACACTATCAGTTGCTAATGTAGCCTCGATAGCATCATCGTCTAAAGTTTCTCCTGGATTGAAATCATAAAATCTTGCAACTCTAGATGCGAATAAAGTATTAGGTCTAGATTTAGATCCACCAAAATATAATCTACCTTGGTGAAAGGTTACAGTTCTTGGCCATCCTTTGGATGAGCTCCAGGCATCTTCATATCCACTTTCAATGTACCAAGATCCAGATGCAATAGCATCCGTATTAAAAAAAGGTATTTCAACAATAGCCTCTACTTCACTCGATGAAACATAACGAGTAATTCTTGCTCTTCCCAATCCATCATTGGCCTCAACATACTGACCAACATCACTTGCAGCAAAAGCTCCACCACCACCAGTCAATGTAATATTTCCATCAACTTCACTTGGTGTTAAAGTGTGAGAAGGACTTGATGTTGTAATAGTAAATGCATACTGAGGTATGTATTCAAAAGTTATATTTGTAATTGTCCAGGAGCTGTCAGTAGCACCTCTAGTAATTTCTATAGGTTGCATATCTTCATGTACTACAATTAAGGTATCAGCAGACTGAGCATAATCCATAGTAGCTAATACTGAGCTGCCAATCGTTGTAGTTAGATAATCGTTACCAGATCCATTAATGTTAGTTACTAATTCTTTATCTTTATAAACATACATTCTATTATTAACGAATAACATCATGTAACTTTGTGAAGTTGAAAATTCAAATGGAACCAATCTACATCCGTTTTGTGGATTAGCAGCAGAAGGAATTGTACTTATATATTCTAATCCTGGTCTACGAATAGCACCACCTTGTGGTTGGATTAAAACATTACGAGCTTTGTCTAGAGCATTGTAATATTGATTAATATCAATTCTAGAATTTAATAATGGATCTAGTTCTCCAGTTGTAAAATTTGATTGAATTGTTACAGCTCTGCTCATTAGTCTCTAACATCTGTTAATGGGAAATCCACTATTGAGTAATTTGGTTTTCCTCTTCCATCAATATTAGTTGCTTGTCGAAAATACCCACCCCTTCCATTTTCGCTTTCTAGTCCCACAGCTACTTTTCTCCAATAATCAGATTTAGTTATTTGATCTGTTACTGGTTCGGCAAGATGCCATGCCATCATATAAACGAGTAGCTGCACGAAATATGAAGGCATCAATCCTTCTGTTATTACACTTGAGATATAATCAATGTAAATATTTTCTTCATTAGTAGCAATCGCTGGTCCGGATGAAGTGTAAACAATTTCGTAATTTTGTATTGGTAATACTCTTGTCGAGCTTGAATTATAAACTTGTAAAGGTGTAGATGATATTGCAGTTGAAGGCATTACATATTGATATGCCCATTCGTTAATTGGTGTAGTTGAAGATTTTGCTAATTGTGTTTTAGTTAAGGCAAAGGACCAAGGGTATAATGATAATGCTTGTTTCTTAACTGTCTCGTAAATTTGATTACAAACTACAGCAGCATCATTAGTAGTATCACTAAACGATGAAATTGTATCTGAACCTAATAGCACTAATGCTTGGTTACAGATTGAAACATTTGTATCTCCACTTGCCATTTAATTCCTCTAATTAATGAAGAGGCCCCGAAGGGCCTCCCCAGTATTAGTTATTAGTCTGTGTCTGTGACAGCAATAGTTGTGCCATCAGAAACATCAACAACACCACTTGCATTTGATAATACAATACAAAGTGTGCCTGTTGGTACAGAGCTATCCCATACATAGATTAAGTCACCAACTTTTAATACATCTGATGCACTATTAAAGTAACCAGAAGTATTAATGTCAGCGATGACATCTGTGCCAGGTGCTGTGTAACTCCACATTTGAGGAGCATTACCAGCTTTAGCTTGACCACCTATTGGTTGTAAGTTGTCTTTATTATAAGCCATATTGTTATCCTCCTCTATTAGCTTTCGTCACAAGTTACTTTTACGATACCTTCGTCATCGATAGCTACGGCACCAGCAGAGAACATAGAGTTCACCAAGAAAGAAGTTTTCTCTGGAACATAATTGATCTCAGTTTTCTGGTTCATATTCACAGCCATACCGATTGCAGATCTATGGAACGCAAAAGTTGTTCTGTCGTTTGTTGATAATGGTAGACCACCTTCGTCTCTGTCACCAATTACATGGAAACGGAAACCTAAGAAAGTGTTGATCTCACCAGAAACTAAAGCCTTAACAGACGCATAGTCTCCAGAGATTGCTCTCTCATCACCTAATAAACCAGAAAGGTTATTAGCATGAACGATCATATGTCTGTCGTCAAACGGGACATTTTTCGCATCAAGAGCTTTCTTAGCAGCAATTAGCTTTCCAACATTTAAGTTAGATGCTGTTGCTGATCCAGAAGTTACTACTGTTTTAGCTACAGTTGAAGGTGAAGATGCTGCATCTAATCCGTCAAGGATTAATTGATCCATTCTTCTACCGATTGCTTTAGATACTACTTGTACCAATTCTTGTCTTTCATCAAAGTTAACTTTACTTTGGTGGAAGATGTCCGAATACTCAGCAGCATTGTAATCACTCATAGTCGCAGTTACTTGTGAATAAGTAACATTCAATGGAGTTACATCTGTCTGAGGGATACGAGCAGTCGCACTACCTTTTCCCAATTTAGGGAATTTG